TTGCAAGCACCAACCATGTAGTCCCGGATCCACTGACTGATTTGATAGTCACTTAACAATTGAATTTCGGGTTTGGTTTGATATGTCCAAAGCAACACCGTTTCACCAGTGCCTTTTGGATCACGAATCAGTTGTAATTTTTTGGTTACTGGATTCCAGGTGTAGTTCATGAATCCGCCAAACATACGTGCCGCTAGTTCCACATACTGACTATAGAAGTCATATGTGGCCAGTCCACCAGCCACGTTGAAGTTCATGAGGTACACGTTGATTGACGCTTGTGCAAACGGATCAAAGTTTGACGCAAACGGGCCTGTGGCATTGCCAAATGTTCTGCGGAATATTTGTCGTACTGTTTGCACTTCTTGTGGCAAAGTGTAAATGTTCATGTCTTGAATCAGCTCCATAAAGATGTAGGCTTCTTCATAGGCGTTGTTAGCACGTTGGCGGTAAGTGCCAATTGTGCGTTGATAGGCCGCTTCGTAGTGTGCAGGGTCTAATTCAAGATCGATAATTTGATCGCCCATGGTTAATTTGCAATACTCAATGAGATTTTGCTTTAACTCGGGCAGGGTGTTGTCAGCCATAGGGAACTCCGTTCCCTATATTTACCAGCTTTTCAATATCACCAAGTTCTCTGTTCCACGTCCGTTGAACGCTGTTTCTGTTGTGGTCAGGTCCTTGTAGATCTTACGTGCCGCGGGCTTGCCGGCCGTTTGCACCGATTTAACAATGTCTGCTGGTTTGCGTACAGTTCGCTGTAGACTGTCCACAGTACTAAATCCAATTATGCTGTTGCTTTTGACAGTAAATGCACCCACATGGCTGTCTGCCACAAGATGGATTAACTTGCGTTTTTTGGTGTCATACAACCAGGCTTCGGATTTGTCCACCAGGCTGGCGGCCGGCAAGCCTTGCAGTTTTAAGTCCGGGAAGGCGAGCAAGTGCTTGAACTTGGCCGCACGTTTTTCTGGAGGCACTACTTTGACCTTGCGTGGCTTGCGTTCCACTTTCTTGATCTGTACATAAGCACCACAGTCGTTGATCACAGTTTCGCAAAACTTCACAACATTACGCATTTGGATTTTGCTGAAGTTTGAGTATGCTTCAACAAGTAAGGCATCTTTGCCTTCCACCACTGCTTCAAACTCTGCAAGTTTACGTTTCCAGGTGTCAGCAATAGTTGACACCATTTGTGGTGCTACATTTTTACCACGTATCACTGTGATTGGTTTGTAGTCTGCTGACATCTTGGCACCGTTGCTGATAAACTCATCAAACATGCCGTCAATCTCACCGGCACATTCAGTTACTTTTTCTCTCAATCGGTCTTGTATGTTGGGTCGTGTGGGTGCTGTTTCGTCCACTACCGCTTCCTCTTGTTGTTTGCTTGCAAGTATTTCTTTCAAGTGATTTTCTAATTTTAGCAATTCTGTATCCGTAAGCTCTAGTCCCACCATGCTCATTCTGCACAACCAACCTGTGGTCAGTCGTATTGCACTATCTGGAATCCCACGCAAGGTGCGGACATCTGCCTTGCGGTCATGTGCTTCTAAGTAGTTTACAATCATGTCCCTGGCATCCTTTTTGCCATAAAAGTAATTGTACCAGGAGAATGCTTTGCTCAATCTGCTGATGCGATTTTCTGCAGGCTGTATTGTCCAAACGGGTTCGGTTCCCATGACATTGGTGTCACTGGAACGTGGGTTCAAAAGTTTTACGGGTTTGAGTGCTGTTTTCAAAGTGGGCTCCTTGCAAATTATGTGTAATTATAGCAGATTTAGATTTTTTGGTCAAGTGTTGCGTTTTGGTAAGTTTTTTACCAAATCAAATAATTTTAGTGCTCGGTTGACGTCATAATTTTTGTGCTTGTACATGTATGCTTTTTTGCGTTCAGCCACTTGCAATGCGTCCATCAGTTGCCATTTTAGTTTTAAATCTCGTGTGCTCATCAACTCGGTTTGCATATCTTTGACATCCAATGCGTACTCAACCCATTTTTCCGTGGCTTTTATCTTGTCGTACAAAACTATTGCTTTAGTACTACCTTTTGGGCTGTACTTGATTACAAAATTGTGCGCTTTCATACTCACTCCTTTGTTGAACAATGCGTATTATAGCACAATTGGGGTTTTTTGGTCAAGTAAACAGAAAGTATTACCCATAAATACTACTGTAAATTACTATTAGGAGAATTACCATTCCACGGCTAAGTATGTACCGGCCTAACCGGACCCGAGATTATCAGTTCCTTGACCGCGTCATAAGTGAACGCTATACTGTGGGCGGCCTTGACATTTTCCTGCACAAGTACATGGGTCCGCAAACCGGTGGCGAAGATAGTGCATTGTCCAGCAACTACGATGCCACTCAACCGATTTACGATACGTTAGATCCATTACATATACAGGACTTGCTGTTGTTGGAAAACCGTGACAGAATTTACGACCAAGACATTTACGTCATGCGCGGTGTGTACAATCACCAAGATATTGACTTTGACCTAACACAGTTTGGCCTGTTCCTAAACAACGATACGTTGTTTATAACCTTCCACTTCAACGACATGATCGACAGTTTGGGCCGCAAGATCATGAATGGAGATGTGTTAGAAATACCCAATCTTAAAGATTACTATCCCTTAAACAAAGATATACCACAACCTTTGCCCAGATATTATGTGGTGCAAGATGCTGACTATGCCACAGAAGGCATGAGCCAAACATGGTTGCCACACATATGGCGTGTGAAAGCAACCCCAATGACCAACAACCAAGAGTTCAAAGACATACTCAAGAAACCTGTTGTGTCAGAAAACATCTGGGACAATGGCAATTTCTATCCCTCAGGTTGGGTTACTAACTACGGTGATGTGTATTACCAAGCCCTTAAAAATGTACCTGCTGGTACAGACATTACCAATACAGAATATTGGGCTGTTTATACTCCGCCCACTCAGAGCGAAGTATTTTCGACTCGTACCAAAGACAACGAAATCAACGATGCCATTCTCACACAAGCTGATGTTGAGGTTCCGCTGTCTGGATACGACACACAAAAATTCTATATTGTACCCACATTAGACAATGGCCAGCCTGCCAACCCCACATCACTTACTACCGAGAATGGTGACACTGTGGACGGTACGCAAGGTGGCATGAACGTTACTCCCAAAGCTGATGGCTATACTGTGGGTTACTTGACCGGAGATGGTATACCGCCAAACGGCTTACCTGTTACCACTGGAGTTTCTTTCCCACTGGGTGCTGTGGCTGGAGACTTCTGTTTACGGTTAGATTACTTTCCAAATCGCTTGTTCCGTTATTCGGGACAGCGTTGGATCAAAATAGAGGACAAAGTGCGAACCAATCTCAACAACGGAGTACCCAACGATACTTTACGCTCCAGCTTCGTTAACAATACATACACTGTGCCCACAACGGATCTTGGTAATATTCCCAGTCGTCAGAGTCTCAGCCAGATACTCAAACCACGTGCTGACAACGGGGACCAGAAAGGGTTTCAAGACCCTAATCCATATCCAGATACACAACCGGGCCAGAAATCGAGTTAATAAATGCGACAACAATTTTTTTATGACGCTCAAATCCGACGTTTCCTATTACAGTTCACACGGATCATCAGCAACTTCCAAATTGAATATGGCAACGAAACAGATGGCGTAAACAATGCCGCACTAATTCGTGTGCCGGTTCGTTATGGTGATGCCAGCCGTAATGCACAGGTAATCATACAAGAGAACAGCCGTAACTCAATGCCAGCATCGCCCTTGATGACTTTTTATGTGAGTAGTTTGGATTACGATCGACCTAGGATGCAGGAACCTTATCACGTGAGCAAAATACAAGTACGCCAACGTGAATATGATACCCAAACTGACAGTTACGAAACCACACAAGGTAATGCATTCACAATCGAACGCTTGATGCCAGTGCCATACAAATTGGGTATTACCTTGGACATTTGGACATCAAACACCAATCAAAAAATGCAGTTGTTGGAACAGTTGCTGACATTGTTCAATCCCAGTTTAGAGATACAAAGCACAGACAACTACATTGACTGGACCAGTTTGAGTGTGGTTGATTTAGAATCAGTTACCTGGACCTCAAGAACCGTACCAATTGGAACTGACAATCCCATAGACATGGCCACTATTAAATTTAGCATGCCAATTTGGATTTCTTCTCCAGCCAAGGTCAAGAAATTGGGTGTGGTAGAACGTGTGATTGCCAGCATGTATGACGCACAAGGTGACTTGAGCAACGCTGTCACAGACAATGATTTGTTGCTGGGCACTAGGGTTATTGTCACACCGTGGAACTATGAAGTTGTGGTGATTGGTAATCAAATACAATGTTTGCAAGATCGTACAATAGTTCCTGATGGTTCAAATGAAAATTTAACTCCCACACAAATTGTGGCCAACAGCAGTTTGTTATGGCCTGCAGTGATCAGTGCGTATGGTGTTCTACGTCCTGGTATCAGTCAAATTCGACTAGACCAAGCTGATGATTCAACCATTGTGGGCACTATAGCCATAAATCCCAACGATGATCGATTGTTGATTTATGACATTGACCAAGACACAGCACCGCAAAATACTCTAGCGCCTATCACTGCTATTATTGATCCGTTGATAAGTGGTCCAGGCTATGGGTTGCCTGCACCAGCTGTGGGTCAAAGATATTTGTTGACCGAAGCAACTGGCAATATTATAAACACTTATCCAGCTGAGGCATGGGTAGGATCGATTGGACAAGCTCTGATTGCTTCGGCCAATGATGTTATTGAATGGACTGGCACATATTGGCGAATAGTATTCAATAGTGTTGCACAATCAGCCACAGTACAATATGTTACCAATATTACCACTGGTATTCAATACGAGTGGACTGGCACACAGTGGCTCAAGAGTTATCAAGGTGTTTATCCTGGCGGCACCTGGAGCATAGTGCTTTGAAGGCAGTGGGCGTTTGGTTTAGAAGCGTGGACACCGGAAGATACTTGTACTTGCTACGCAATGATATCAAACATCCTGGTGCCTGGGGCTTGCCCGGTGGCAAGATTGAAACAGGTGAAACATTGCTGGGTGGCATGGAACGTGAGTGCATTGAAGAACTGGGATTCTTTCCCACCTATCGTAGACTGATACCACTAGAAAAATTCACGAGTGCTGACTCAGCATTTGAATATCATACCTGGGTGTGTGTGGTTGATACAGAATTCACTCCCAGACTCAACTATGAGCATTTGGGTTATGCTTGGCTTGATGCTGGCACATGGCCCAAGCCCATGCATCCTGGTTTGTGGAACACTGTGAATCTAGATGCTGTGCAGGGAAAAATTTTGTTGTTGGAACAAGAGTTCTCCAAAGAAACAAAATATTAAAAAGTTATTGTGCCGGAGGTAATCCATTGATATGTTCTATAACCACCGCTGACAACCGGATACCCGTCTGCCAGATTTGTAGTTGATGTAGCGGCAGCAAATGTGTCTGGATAACGAACAATTACAATGCCAGAACCGCCAGCGGCACCGGGCATGCCTGCATTGGATGCACCATTGCCACCACCACCACCGCCACCACCTGTATTGGCAGTACCTGCTACAGCAGAGCCACCGCCGCATCCGCCGTTGCCACCGCCGCCTTTTTGTGCTGTGGTTGCTGTTCCGCCGCCCAAGCCACCTTGACCACTGGCTCTTGACCCGCCGGTGCCGGCACCGCCGCCTCCGCCATAATATGTTCCCAAACTATTCCAGTTGAGTGCTATGCCGCCGGCACCATCTATATTGGTTGTATTTGATGAAACGCCTGCACCACCGGCACCGCCACCACCGCCACCCGAATCGGTAAAGTCACCGCCATTACTACCATCTCCGCCGCTATAACCTTGAACAGGACTAGTAGCGGGACTTGAAGCCGCACCTGTAGATAGTATATCAGATCCACCGCCACCACTTCCGCCAGTAGTTGCAGCCACAGTATTGTGTGAGCCACCGCCGCCACCACCTGTGGAAGTTATGGTACTAAAAACAGAATTTATGCCCTTCGTTGCTCCGGAGGAGCCATCTGGATCTCCGGCGCCACCACCGCCTACTGTGACTGTGATAGCCGATCCTGATGATACTGCAAATCCAGTTGCAGTTCTATAACCGCCGGCACCACCTCCACCACCTAAGAAGAATCCTCCACCACCACCGCCGGCCACCACCAGATATTCAACAGTGCTAGGTGCCCCGGGCGGTGCTGCTACCAAAGTCATTGCACCAAATGTCATGCCGCCTGTGATTGTGATTGTCATATATTAAACTTCTTGCCAGGCTGTTGTGGCTTCGTTCCACTCGTAACGTTTGTCGGGATCAGTGGGCATAGCAACCGGTGCGTTCCATAAACATGTTGTTTCATCCAATACCCAACTCTCATATGGTTTGGGTGGGATAAACGCATCACGGCCAGCATCATATGTGTAGCCAATGCCAGCGTAGTTTTTACGCAAGGGTGTTCCGCCCAGCAAATGGACTCCACCTTGTGTGTTGTAACTGGTTTGTACAAAACTGCTGGGTTCTCCGAACAATCCTGTGTCTACTACATCTTGTTCTATCACAAGAACTCTTGTTACTGTGTTGTTTTGATCTAGTTGTGCGAAATGACTCATTTTTTCTCCATAATATACTTATTTAAAATGTTAATATATCTTTATAAAAATTATCAAGGGAACGGGTTAGTAGATGATACTGTGGCAGTTCCTGTGTTGGTAATGGTAAATGCGTTTGTACTGTTGTCAATTATAGTACTGCTTTGGCAAGTCAACAAACTGGTGCCAGACGAAATGGCCGCACTAGGATTGCCGTACGTGTTTGCACTTTGGGTAGTAGGAAGTGGTCCTGTAGTACTTGGGGTAAATGTACTGGTGTATACCCCGGTGCCATTGACTACTCGAAGATTAGAGATGTATCCGTCGTAATAAAAACTAGCATACTGACCCATACGTGTAAAAGTAGTTGAATCATAACTGGTAGTATCAGAGGCACTACCATATTGAGTTCCGTTTATGTACCACTTGACAGTTCCGCTTATTCTCACTAGTGCCTGATGTACCCATTGATTAATTGGAATGGTCGAAGTGGGCACAGGGGTGAATGCGGTACCTTGTTTATAATAACATTCCCAAGCGGGTCCGTTGTGACGCATTAGTATTTGATAACCACCTTTGTCAACAAGGAACATTGCTCCAGCCGACCCACTGCCTAAACTTCTTGAATAGCACCAGAATTCTATTGTGTAATCACCTGTGGTGGTTATGTATGAGGCACTGGCAGGGGTCGAAAGGTATTGAGTACTACCATTAAATACCACACTGTAGTTTGGTAGTGGTAGTGACACAGTAAAACCCGGTGTCATTGTAAGTCCTGGCGTGAATGTAATCGGCATGTGTTACAACCTGCCGATTACAATTTCAATCATGCCTGCATCACCGTCAAAGTCTTCAAGACTCTTGCCAATAACAGTGCCCATGGCAGGTGTGGCACAAGCCTGTGCGACGCCGTTACCTGCTGATACCATCATGTCACCTTTGCGTACTGTACCTGTAACTGATGCAGGTGCTCGTCCCATCAATGCCAATGCCACAGCAGTATCAGCTTGTATCATGCCATTCATCAAGTATGCTGGAGCAGTTGATACAACACCAGCTACTCGAGCACTACTGGCAACAGAACTCAAGGTAACTTCATTTGCTCCGCCAAAATCTAACACTGTGCCAGGAAGATACACCGCGTCGGCAATGTAAAGTTCTGCCAAGTCAGCGTATTGTGCTGTGGTTGATTTACCGTGTATGGTATTGAAATAAGTTGTGACACTGCCAATGTTGGCAGTTGCGTTGGTTCCGGTGACCTGTATGTTTCCACTCACAATCAATACCGCACTGCCTGCGGCAGCGGTACCGTTGATTATTACGTTGCTGGCAGTGACGTTACCAGTTGCACTAATCAATCCACCGGTTAAGATATTGCCACCAGTTACGTTTGCCGTAACCGATACCACTGCACCCAAGTGGCTTGAGCCAGTTATAGTACTAGTAGCACTAATCAGGCCACCGGTTAGGATGTTACCGCCGGTTATGTTGGCCGCACTGGTTATAGTACTAGTAGCACTAATTAATCCACCAGTCAATATATTGCCACCAGTTATGTTGGCACTAGCTGATAGTGTAGTAGAACTGATCACATTGGCACCAGTAATATTACCACCACTTCCTGCTCCAGACACGATATTTCCACCAGTTACAATATTTCCAGTAGCTGATATTAAGCCACCGGTTAATAAGTTGCCACCAGTAATATTTGCGGCACTTGTGATAGTTGAGGTAGCACTTATCAGGCCACCAGTCAAGATGTTTCCACCGGTTATGTTGCCGCTGGCTGATGCTAGGGTGCCATAAAATCCGCCAAATGCTGTTACAATATTACCATTCGCACTAACAGCACCAGATGCGCCACCCACAACAACGTTACCAGACGTTGAAATTAATCCACCGGTTAAGATATTTCCACCGGTTATGTTGGCTGTGGCAGATACTAATCCACCAGTTAATAAGTTTCCACCTGTGATGTTACCGGTGCCCACTGTAATGTTACCGGTGTTACCAATAGCACTAATTAATGTACCAATCAATACGTTACCAGCATTTATATTACCACCAGCCGATATTGCTCCACCGGTTAAGATATTTCCACCGGTTATGTTGGCTGTTACGCTTACCACTGCACCCAAGTGACTTGTACCGGTTACAGTACTGGCTGCTGAAATCAGGCCACCGGTTAAGAT